GTGTAGATAGTATTGTCATATACCACTTTCCCCCAAACCTTTCACGCCCGATCTTTCATGCCCGACAGTTTGTCACACGGCACCGCCAGCCCTATACCACACAACCCAACCAAACACAATAAAACAATACAAAATAATCAATAGCATTTGCCAATGAATAAAATACAAACAAATTAAACCAAAGCAGTAGACAAAATCGCCAATGCATGATATATTGTAATTGTTCGGAAGGGAACGGAAGATTTAAGGAGATTGAGGAAGATGAAAGACTACGCTGCAGAAGTAAAGCGCAATTTTGAAAACCGCTTTGATGCCCCCGGTTACAAGAAGGCAATTGAATGGCTTGCCTGTTTTATGGCTCCTGGTGCTGAAGATTTTGAAATGTTCGGCGATGGGGTTGAATTTGTCGCCGAGAAATACAACCAAGGCATCAATACCGTTGCTTTTGACACAACCGTGTATGTTGCTGCTGGAATTCACAGGTAGTTTCTAGTAACGATCGGCCTTGGCGTGTATTCAATTGATGTTAAGGAGTATCCATGACCAAGCAACTAATTGGGGCGGTAGCTTTTACCGCCCTTTGCTTCCTACTAATGGCCATAGGATGGCACGTATGCGGTATTGTTGGCGGACTAATATGGTGCGCTGCCCTCCCCTGCGGAATGATCGGAATTGGTTGGCTGATTAGCCTGTTAATTAATACAGATGGGTGGTTTTAAATGCAAGAAGTTTGGAAGTTCCACGATCATACGATCTTTTTAATTTGTGAATGGTTTGCAAGCGGAAATTATGAGTTCACTGTTAAACCAGCCAACTTAGAAGGCGCTGACGCTGCTAAATCGTTGATGAAACTTAGCGCTCAATTACGCGCTATAGGTTTAAATGATCGTAGAATTTATAGGGTAATGCCAAAAATCCTAGCAGAAGCGCCAGGCTGGCATTTAGATAATCAGAAAGTTTGGCAGTCAAGCGATGATAGGTTGAGGTATTAACATGATTACCTCATCAGAATATGAGCTAGGATGGCTGTATTGCATAGCAATGCTTATCGGCGCAATTGCTGGCTATGTGATAGCTTACATGCGTTATCACTAGCGCAAACCAAGCATACGCAACATCTTTAAAAATCCCTCGCGCGCTGCGTTGTTCTCAAACCGGACAACGCCGTTGCCATATAATCGGCCTATCTGCCGCGCAATCTTGCCTGCTGATTCAACCATATACATATTAGGTCTATGATCCTCAGTTGTAAGTGAATACACTAAGCCGCCTTTAGGCGCTTTTCGGTTCACATAAAAAAGACCGTTTGAATTATCCAGCCAAATAGCATAAACATGCCCACGATATTTGAAGCCGTAACGGTATTTTGCGTTTGCAGTTTTCCTAGCAATGAAAAGATCATTTGAAGCCGCAAACGCATTATCAATCATGACTTTTTCAAGTTCTGTACCTGCAATTACCTTGCCTACTAGCGTATCGCGCTCACTTTGCGCAAATGCAGCGTCTTTAATGTGATGCAACAAAACAGTTTTATTGTTATGCCAGGAATAGCCAGGCTTAGGCTCGTCAGTAATTCCAAGCCACAAAAACGCGGGGTTTACCAGATCAACAGCGTTTGAAAGCAGGTACAATTGGCAGTCATTGCGCTTGCGCCCTACTGTTTTCCAAAGCTTCATTAGCTTACCAATGTCGTCATATAGATAACCGGGCGGCGTTTTAACTTCACGGATGTACTCGTCAAAAATAAGCCGCTTAACGCGTGGGTATGCCGTACCCTTGTATGAACCTTGCATGCTTAGGGCGAAGAAATGACAGCATACTTGCCAATGCGGTTTAGCCTTACCACTAGGCTTTTTAGCGATGTAGCCGCGTTCTTTATCGGTTTTAAAAATATAACCAGGGAATTCATCATGCTCAATCAAATCATCGAAGAAATTTGAAGATGCTTTTTTCAGCTCGGGGTCATATCGCCTAATCCATCCGAATTGTTTACCAGTTTTGATAAATTCCTTAACGCCTTGGTACGTGAAACTATAGGTTTTACCAATAGAATTACCACCAACGGCAATGGTCATAGGCGCATTGTATGATAGAGTTTTCTCCATGTATTTTTGCAAATAATATTCTGTCATTACAAATATCGCCTAATCCACCACGTACATTTGTTCGATAAATAATTAGATGGGTCTGTTTTCAACCAAGGTCCTTTAGGATGGCTGCCGCCACCGTGCCCCATGATCTGACCATTTCCCACGTATAATTCAACGTGACCAACGCCCGATTCATCACCTGAACCGCCCCACGATATTAGCACCAGATCAGCCAATTGCATTTGATCAAACGGCAGATTTTTGCCCTTGCCATGCGTAATTAGCGTTCCTTTGCTACTCATGTCGCCCGTCCAGGTGCCAACATTGATGCCAGTAATCTGCTTATAAGCGGCATAGATTGTTGAGCTGCAATCGCCAACGCCAGAATTAACCGGATCAAGCCGCCCCGCGCCTTGGCTATATTGGAATTTGCCAGACCACGATTTATACAACTCAACGACCTTGCGAGCCGCATCGCTGCCCGTGTCGTTGCCCTGGTCAGTGGTTGCGTTATCGGTGCTGTTGGGATGCCCGTTTACATTTGCCGATGGCGCCCAGATATTTGGCCCCATTTTTTGGCATACCAATCCATTTTCAAAACCAGACAAACCAAAAATTACCAGCTCGTTATTTACAAGCTGGCAATAGCTAATTTGGCTCGCCCGCTGCTCTGATTCAGTGGGGGAATCTCCGCCCGATTCAACGCCGCCAACTTGACCAAAGTCAGGTGGTGAACTGTTTCCGTCCCAATCCTTTAGCATGTCATAAGTGCGGTTATAACGGTTTTTGTACTTGCCAAGGACACCGTTATTTAAAACAGTGTTACGCATGGTTTCAAGCGTAGCATTACCGCCGCACGATCTAAGCACCTGCCCCGCGCTTCGCGGGCTTTGGTGGTACATGCAAGCCGCGAACACTAGCGTTTGCGGACTATCCTGCGATAGTCCGAACTTCTCAAGTGCTGGCACATACTCGTTTTGAAATTGATCGAACCATTTTTGCTGCTGTGTTTTATGGTTTGCGTCGCGCTTTGCGAACTCAACCCAGGCATTAGCTTCGCTATCGGTAAGGTATCGGCTTGTCCACCAATTCCAACTATCCCCGTGCGCGTCAACATCAGCATCTAGTTGAGGGGCCGCCGCTTTAAAAGCAGCGTACCCCTCGGGATCGCCAGATCGCAACATTTTGAGCAGATTTGACGCATTTTGCCCATATTCCTGCATCATGCCAATGGTAATCGGATCGACGCGGTAGACTGCTCCCCAATTGTGCTCGCTTTCTACCGCGCCAATTACATACATTGCATACAATGAAGTGTTTGCAAGCGTTGGCATAGTTTAGAGTTTGCTCAAATCCATGCCGCAAATTACAGTAGCATCAATGAATACGGGCGTTGAGCTAGTGCGAAGAAATGGCGTATACAAGCTAAGAATTTCGGTTGCCGTGTTGTAACGTATTTCGCATAAATTACGCCCACTATCATTACCAATAGAGCCATATCCAATCGTAATAACCCCCGTTGCGCCGTTTTTTAATCTCGGCTTTGCAGCACCAGCGGGAAGCGTGATACAGTCATTAGGCAGAGTGCCGCTAATAGATTCGCGACCACTAAAGCGCAATATGCCGTTACACCATGACCAATTCCAGTCAGAATAAGTAACCCCAGGCGCAGAAGCTTGCACGTATCCTGTTGATCCGAAATTATAAAAATCAGAACTTGCGGCCTGGCCCATAATAGCAGTAAGCGCATCAGCTGCGTTTTTAGCAGATGTAGCGTTGGCGTTTGCAATGTTAGAATTCTCGTTCGCTGTAGTTGCGATGACGTTTGCAGTTGTAGCAGTTTTCTGGGCGCCATCGGCTGTGCCTTGCGCTTTTGCTGAAGCAGTTACGGCATTATTAGCGGTGCTTTGGGAAGCTTCTGCCGTCTGCCTAATAAGCTCAATATCGGCGGCGGTAGCGGTGCCAGCTTTTAAGGCAGCAAGCGCCGAATCAACAGCGTTTGCAAGCGCGTTCATATCATTAACAATTGAAATAGGGGAAGCGCCATTAATAAGCGGCAGATTAAAAGCAGGGGTAGGCATTATAAATTCTCCTTATATCCGAGAACGCCGTTAGCGTCCATTTCACCGTAGGTGTTAAAAATAGTGGGCGAATAATCGTAACCGGGTTCAACGTCTTGAATTGCAGCCGATGGGGTTATTGCGCAGCTCAATGCGTCATTAAACATTGCAATAAGCGTCTGATCTTTCTTAGCCTTTTCGCAAGCATTTTTAAGCACGAAACGCCCGTAAAAGTCAAGCGAAAAATAACAAACCTCGTCAGTAGTCGCAAATTCAGCGGTGACCATTCGGCCCGTAGCATCAGGAGCAGGGGCAGGGTATAGCGTTGCGCCTTCGGTCATTGCACCATCGCGATTGGCGTATGCGCCATACGTAAGTGCGTCTAAATCATTATAGCTTAGGTATTGTGAGGTCTGCGTGGTGCCGTGCGCGGTAGCTTCACCTATACCAAGGTAATCAATATCAGCGTAGGTAGCAGCGAAGGGGCGCGAAACATCAAAAAGCTGCCTAAATGCGACCTGGTGATAAGCACATGTCCCCGTTACCGGGTTATGCACCAGGAAAAGACCAGCCGTAATATTCTTTATCTGTTCTTGCAGCCTGGAATCCCCCGATTCCCAGCCGCTTCGCAGATCGTTAATCTGGCCTTGCAAATCAATATCAAGTTCGCTAATAGCTTGCTTCAATTCATCGTCATTAATGCCCGAATCATTAACCGCCATTAGCGCCTGGAGCAACCAATTAATTTGATCCTCTAATCGAACCGACCTTTTCCAGGAAGGCGGCAATGGATATTGAAATCCTTTATAAGCGAAGTCTAAGCCTGTTAGACCATCAAAAACAGCCATATTAAAATCCCTCTTCATCGTAGAGTTGATTAAACAATGGCTCTAAGCCATTAAACACTAGGTATAGTGCATTGTTAACACCAGTTAGCCACTTTGTCAACACTTCGGCGGCCTGGCCTTGTGTGCCTTTATGCGTGCTAATGCTTTTGCCCTGGTCGCTACCGTTTCCGGTATTGTCGGTAAGATTGGTAGCGTAATCCTTAGCGCCAGACAATTGCGCCTGGGGGGTTGCGCTGAAAATTTGTCGAGCCGTAGACTTAGATTCAGACGAACTAATGTTCGTATCTTCGGTGCTGTACGTTGCCATAATATCTAGTTTTTCATCTGCAAGCGCGGCAAATATAGGATTAATTACTGGCATCATCTCGCGCATGCGGCGGTTTAGATACGCGACAAAAAGCGCTGGGGTGTCTTGCGCGATTTTGCGAAATTCGAAATGATCATAGATTTTGTTTTGCAGTTCTTCTCGCTCTGATTCATTCCATATGGGATAAGGCCGTGCAGCGTCCCAAAGGTCATGTCCGTACAAATGCACGACATCGCGCAAAGTGGGCGTTTCATCAGTGATAATCATTGGTTTTATCCCCCGCCCACAAATCACGATCTGGCAAAGTAACTGGCGCTTCTGCTTCACGCAAATGCGGCACTGACCACGATACATCAATAGGCGCGTTGAGTAAATCTGCAAAAACTACGTTAGCGACTTTGCAAAATTCTTTGCGGCATTTAAGGCGCGAATTGCGCATGAGCATAACCTGTTCATTGTTAGATAGGACTTCCTGCGTATTTACGCGCTCTCGCTTATCAGTATTGGCATTGTCTGCGCCTAAAAATGTGATCGCTTCATCTAGGATACGCTTTTTTGCATCAAGCAATTTATCAGCGACAAAAGGCGCGTTAGTGTTGAGCACCTCATAATTTACAATATCAGCCATTCCACTGTTTTGGCTGATGAACTGCTTATTGTTTTTAAGGTCTTTAATAATTCCCTTTTTTGTTGCCTTCGCTTCTTCTGGTCCGGTAATGATCCACGGTGTTTTCTGCGCCCCAACGTTAATATCAATAGTGCGGTCAATAGCAGCAAGGCGCTTAGCGTAATTGCTGATAAAACCGCTTAGTGGCGTTCGCATCATGTTATCGAAAAGCATAACGGCATCGCGGGGCATTACCTCATTTTCAGCGTTGACCCAAAAATTACAATGTCGCTGCCAATATTGCCCTGCCGGTGAAAAAAGATTGATTTTGTTGGGGTTGTAAAACATATTGACGTTTTCAGCTGGGGCGGCCTGCGCAAATAGAACGCCACCGCTCTCTGTGAACAACGCGCCCATGCCATAGTAGAGCATAATATATTCAATTGCACGGGGATCAATTCCAGCGGGGACGTTTTCCCAGGTAAAGCCAGCAATTGCAATATTCTCTAGATATGTACGCCAAAAACGATACTGCAATTGATCGTAAGCTTGCGCACTGTCCAGGAGCTCGCGAACGTGCTTTTTTCCTAACATCAATTCCGATTCATCAATCCAAACCGATTGTGCATAGTCTGGTAATGTGGTGCTCATTATTTCACCCCTCTATCATAGCCATAAATACCTTGTATAGGTACGTTATCCGCACCATAGGTACGCCCAATATCTCCTGGGTTACGCCACACGGTAACGCCTTTTTCAAAAATGCCGCGAATGGCGTTTTTAACGCCTTCATCAGCCGTGGAGCAGATAATAGACGTATCAAGCATTTTCCAATATGTGTATTTCTCCATACACATAAAGTCTTTTTGTGGCACCAGGTATTGGCGTATCGCATAGCCGTATTTTAAAAAGTAATTACCCACAATTTCCTGCATTTGCGCAGTAATTGTTTTATATCGAATTTGCACGATCATCATACCATTAGACAGATTAAAACCATCGCCAGCCATCTGCCCCGACTGGCTAGGCTGCGTTAATGCCGCATCCTGAACCGTTGCATCAATACCAGCGACGGCGTTCTGGTAATCACCGCGCGCGGCCCAATCTGCCAACGTCTTATTTTGCGTTGCAAATTGATTTGCCTGTGCCTGATTGACGTTAAATTGCTCGTTAGAAGCCTGATACTGATTGTAAGCGCCAGCAATTCCCAAAGCCATACTGGGCAAAACGGGAAATTTGCCAATAGCGCCCAATTCGGCGGCGGTGATAGCGGCGCGGTTTTCAATATCCTTGTTTGTCTGGTTAGTGCCTATCTGCTGTTGTGCCTGGTCATACGACAATTGATTGCCCGCAAGGCTTTTTTGCTGAGACCAGCCAGCGGCGTTATAGCTAAATTGGCGCCGGTTAGTGGTACTGGCAAGATAATTGACGTACTCGTCATTGACTATTGACATTTGCGGAAAATCCTGAAACCAGATTGCCGTATCGATCCAATAGCCGTAATTAACTTCACGCGTTTTCTCTGAATATTGCCCCTCTGTGTAGTCCATAGTATAGTAGCCAGCTTTTCCATAGCCAGAATCGCCAACCGCTTCGCCGTAATGTGCAGGGAAAAAAGCAATTTTCTGGTATGGCGGAGCCGCGCAAGCCATTTGCTTTAGCGTCAATTTTTTGTCGTTAACCATTTCAGGCTTTAGCATTAATGAATTCCCCTGGTAATTAACAATTTCAATTACCGCGTAAGGAAAACATTTTAACTTATCCACGAATTTAAAATCCGCGCTAGTAAGCCTTCCTAGCTGATCTAGAATTGTCTCGTCCGACGTAAAATACACGCCTTCATCTGGTGTATCGCCCAAAAAGTGCGCATCAATGCCGTTTAGTGATACGGATGGGCCATCAGTCAAAACAGTTTTTGGAAAAGCGGAAATAGAAACGATTCCCTTTGCTACCCACGGCGCGTCACGAACCTTCTTCATAAATTCGGCGTAATCCCACGATTCAATTGCATATACATTGCAGCCGCTTGCTAGTCCGTCGGTCATTTGCCCATCAGCGGTTTTTAGCGATGGATTATCACGCGTGCCCCAATCGGCTGCAAGGTCGGTATTGCTTTGCACGATTACAGCCCATTTTTTGGCGCTCAAATCGAACATTTCAGCGCGCGAAATGGTGTACTCGCTGCCTACGTCAAGTCCTTCGCTTGCAACACCAAATATGCGCATTGTCTCAGCAGTGTTGTATTTGCCCGATTCCAAACGGTTATGCATTGCAGCCATTGCCAAATGACCACGCTCAACAAAGCAAACACCTAAGCGGAATTGCCATAAATACGTTTGAAAAACGTCTAGCTGCAAAGTAAGCGCTGTAGTGGACGGATTTAGCATAGCCGCGCCTTCGATAAAGTAGTAGAAGCGCGGCGGAGTTACATCGTCGGGATCATCCGTTTTAGGATTATCGACGATTAGATAATTGTATGTATAGGCCTTGTGAAAAGGCACATCAATATTGATAGGCTCATTTGGCTTCAAGTAGGTGTAATTCTCTAAAACAATTGATTCACTTTTCAGCGAATTAAAATATTCGGTTCGTTTTTCTGGCGATTCAAAAGACACCACGTCTTTATATGAATCGTCCCACGCGACGCGGCAAAGCGTCACGCGGGACTGAATCGCCCAACTAAACGGAGTTACGTTAGTTGGCATATTTAACACTCTCCTTAAGCTTTAGCAGCCAGGACAATATTATCAGACTTCTTGTTATCGGCGTTTGAAATTGCCGTAACAGTGATACCGGTATACTTGGATTTTTCCGATACATGCAAAACGCCCATACGGTCTATATAAGTGCCCGTGTCGGGAAGTACCACATTCCAAACGCCCTTCGCAGCATCGGCTGCCGTCTGACCAGTGATAATAGTATAAGCGCGTCCATCGGTAGAATCGTCAGAGTAGGTTACCACGGTATCAAGCGCAATTTCGGCACCCGGCTCAACCACCTTGTTTTCTGCCACGGGATCATGCAAGGTAATAGCAACATTGTTAACAGTGCGCGCAGGTGCCGCCGTGATATTGCTTTCCTCAACAGACGAAAGCAGCAAAGCATTGCGCATAGGGCTTGCACTGTAAACGCCCCAATGGTGGTAATAATAATCGAGGTCAAGCGTGGCAGGGTTATAGATCGAAGCACTCTTAATTTTGGTGTCGGTGCATACGTAAAAATCGCGATCCATTAGAGCAACATCGGTACCAGGGATATTAAAATCATCAATAACAACAGTTCGATCAGCGATAAAGTTTGCTTTATCCATGTTGTAAGCAGCTGCCAAAACAGATACATCGAAATTTGCAAAGAAACGCGGCGTACCTGCTAGCACCAGATCATCAGAGGTTACCTGCATACCAGCGTTGTTGTACTTTGTATTGTAAAAGTTTTTCATCTGCAAATAATGTTCGCGCAGAACTGAAGCAATGGTTTCACCAGCAACGCGCTTTTCATCAGCGGTAATACCACTAGCGAACATATCAGGAACGCGAATGGTTGCCATACCTTCGCCGTCATGCACCTTGCGAATAATATCGCGCATGATCAGGTATTCGTCGTTTTCATCAGACTGCTGGGGAAGTGCAAGCAAGCTATTGATAAATGCCGAAAGCTGCCCATCTTGCACAAAAGCCTCTTCAAGCATATCTTCGTTCAAACGCAGGTCGTAGCGGTCACGACGATTTACGGAATGATAAATGGCCTTTACGTCTGGCTTGTCTGCACCAAAGACGTTGGTATCATTCGGATCATACGCCTTAGCCTTAATAAGGTTTGCGCCGATCTCCTGCACAACGCCACCGTATGCCATTGCGCCAGTTTTGAAGGGCTTCAAGCGATTTTCAAATGAATTGGTTCGGAAAAGTGTAAGGCCGATACGCTGCACCAGTACCTGGATGAACTCGTTCCACAGAAGCGAATTTTCCTGCAAAAGAGCGAGCGATTTAGTCAAATTGTTATCGGTGATTACTGGAATTCGTTCGCGGTACTGCTGGCTTGCATTGTTTCGCACTGCGTTAATAATTTCGGCATTGGTTGCCGCTACCTTGCTAGCAGTCATAACTAGTTCTCCTTATCTGCGAAAAGATCATCAATAGACTTTTCCGCAATATCTTCCTGCGATTCTGCTGGATCGCTGCCCTCGTCACCTGCGGGGGCAGTTGCCGCAACCATCAGTTCATAATTGCGCGCGGCAGTTTCTCGATACTTGCTCTCGGCTTCGGTAAGTTTCTCCTCCAGCTCGGACAGTCGCGCCTGCATTCCTGCCGAAAGATCGGCAACGCCTTGGGATACGCCAGCGCGCCATTCGGACAAATCTTCAATTTCGTCCATTGCAAGCAATTCATCTAGCGTCATTGGTTTTACTCCTTAATAAAATAACCCCTGGTCTATAGCCTATCAGGCATGACCAGGGGTTTTAAGGTCAAGCGCGGCAATTCCGCGAACGCTGATTAAAAAGCCTTGCACTGCTCGTTATGTAAGGATACCTCACGGTATTGCATTCCTTAATAACTACTTACCAGCGCAGGGGGTGCGCACGCTTAAATGCTTTATAGCACTAAGCGAAAAGTTTTGCAAATTCTAATTTGCGTCAACCGTAATTTTGATTTGCTCAAGTTTAGCCGCCACGGCATCAGAAACCGCCTTTGCAACGGCTTCGGGGTCTGCCCCCTTGTGCTCTGCGAGCGTCTTAACGGCTTCGGAAAGCGCCGTTAGCTGGACCTGCACCGCCTGAAGCCGCAAATTAGTGTCAATTACGTTTGCCCATGCTGACGAATGCCCGCCCTTGCCATAATTATTAAAAGCCCATACGGTGTTTGCGTCGTCGTTTGAAATAGCCATTTTTTCCCCTTCCGCTATAGCCGCCCACTGATCGCGCGTGAGCGGCGAGGTATTTCTGTCCGTTTTCTCGTTTGAGCTAGAATATTGCCAGATCGTATAAGTTTCCCAAGGTGAGCACTTATAACAGAATCTAGGGATATCCCATGAATTGCGGTTATCGGGATAACCGGCAACCCAAAGGCCGCAATCATTTGCGCAGTTTGCCGCCTGAGAGCGCCCAGAAGCTTGCACGTAAATCAAGCACCAAACGCCCGCAAGCTCATGAATTTTATCTACGAACTTACGGCACCATGTAGAATTGCCCCATGATTTGTTGCCAATTGATTCCCAGTCAAGGCAGGGGATACCATTACCAAAATAACCGCGGCACTGATTATAAAAGAATTCTGCTTCTGCAATAGGATCGTTTCCGCCAGCATAGTGGTAAAACCCCCAAAGTTTGCCATCTGCTTTGCACCGGTTAATAATAGCGTCGCACTGCCTATGTATGTATGTGACACCTTGCGTTGCTTTGACAATCACAAAATCAGAATCACGGTAACACGATTCCGTATTAGCTTTGAATTGCTCCCCGTTAAAATTGTCATGGCTTGATACGTCAATGCCTTTAATCATCGTTCTTTTCATCCTTTAGCTTCAAAAGCGCCGCCAATGGCGAATTGCGCAATTCAGGTGATAAAACACAAAGATTTTCAAAAATTGAAATTGCTTCGGTGATAATTACGTATACGCAAACGCCACCAAAAACAGCGTTGAATGACGTGGGCAAAAGGTCATAATTAGCTGCCAATTGGCAACCATAGCCTAGCGCCATTGCACCGATAAAACCGGCCTTATGCCACAAGCCAAGGCGCATTTTCGTACTGCACAGCTCCTTATTTTTTAGCGCCCTTATAACACCTGATAGATAATCAGCCCCGATAAAGCATAGGCAAAAAACGGCAGCGATTCCGTCACTACCCAGTATTTCCATTTGTACCCTTATCTAATCGAAAATGGTCTTGGAACCAGTATAACGCCACCTTTAACAGCTTGTGGCACTTTTTTCCATTTCGATTTATCGCGGTAAATTGCTGGCACGTTTTCGCGTTTTTCAAAATCGGTTGTAAAGCCCGGGTGAAAATCTGCAATTCGCATAATATGTTTAAGCGGTTCAACCATTCCCGCGCAAGTGTACGCCCACGGTTTGACAATCAAATTACCGTTTTTGTCATGCGTGTATTCTGCTTCGGCGTATGTTTTGGCACGTAAGCAAACACAATCGCAAAATACAGCTTCTAAATCCCAATATCCTAGTTTTTTAGAATCAATAAGAATATCGTTCGGAATTTCTGAACCTATGAAATGTATTGAATCGGTGTCAGAATAGATAAAACGATCGCCAAATTTTAGGGCCGTGCGAATGGTGTAATCACGCGCCCATGCCGTGACAAAAATTCCGACGGGCAAATAAACAGGCTTGCGCTCGGTTTCATCGCCCAGCACGTAATGCACAATACCATCAGAATCAAGGCGCGGCACCTTGCCACGCGCTTTAATTTTTTGTGCGTATTTTCCATACGCATTGTTGAGCCACAATTTCCAATTAATGCGCTCACCAGGGCTTTTAGCATTCATCTTGCCAACCATGCCAGCATCAACGTATTCCTTAAAAAGACCTGTAACGCCACGAAAATAGTATGTACTGCCGTATGCTATTACGTCTACCTCGTAGCACTCGTTTATCAATGCCCAGTCAACATTTGTAAGCAGCATAGTAATAGGTTCTGCTATATCAGTTTGGTATTCGCGCGCGTTAAAAAATAGACTGCCTTTAACCTGAATACATGGCAATTTGCCTTTTTTCAAATTCGCTGAAAAAGTTATTTCACTGATCCAAAGGGGATATTTTGCGCTTTTTATCGGTTTACCAGGCTGCAAAAGCGGCTTACCGACTGGCAAGCACCTATCATGCATTACAAATGGGTACAGCGAATTAACGTCAATTCGCCCACCTTCTCCAAGGTGCTTGTTTACATGCAAGGGATTTGCGTACACGTATCCACCTCTATACGCTTTTCGCAGTATTGAATCTAGCTCGGGGTCAAGCTCGGGAAACTTCACGCGCCATTGTCGCTTACCGAAAAGGTCCTTTAATGCTGCTAGACAATCCGCACCAGTAGTTAATTTTTCACCCAGTTCAAAACGATGATCAAGCGCTTTAGCCAGGATCAAAACATCCCGCCGCAAATAGTCCAATTCAAGCGCTGTTAAAATATGCCCTGGCTCACGATAGGTGTTATAGTCTATTTCGCCTTTTGTCATTTCCAGCCCATAAGCCCCCGCTACATTTGCAAGCGTCATAGGCAGTTTTTTATAGCTATCGGCGATTTCAAAAGTAGAACATTCGTTCGTAATTTGCATATGGTAGAACTTTCCCAAACTATCCATAAGCAAAGTAAATTCTCCCTCGCCCGGCTCGCGTTCCTCGGTATGCTTATAGTCATTTATGAGGAGCCACGAAATTATGAATTTGCTGTCAAACACTGCGTTGTGAAACCAATAGCGTCCTGGATGATCGAAAGCCCAATCCATAAATGATTCTATGCTAGTGCCATATTCAAATAGTGTGTCGGTGTTAGCACCAACCGGGGCAACGCCCCATGCCCATACGGGATTTGTCGCGCAACCCTCTGCGCTAGAGTTGGTTTCAAAATCAGCCGCGTATTCTATAGCAGTCTTTTTCATTTTCCTATAAATTGCAACAGTTCTTTTAGCGCTGTTTCGTTTGCGGCAGATTCACCAGCGCTAGGGGAGCGGTGGCCCTCTTCATACTCTGTTTGATATTGCCATGTATCTACCAAAACGCCAAAATCTGTGTAGAAATGCAGATAGGCCATTTCATCGGCGGTCAGTTTTGAAAGCTGCTTCAAAACTGCTTCGTCTATATCGTTGTCTCTTAGCTTATTAATAACAGCTTGCTTGTATTGAAAAAGCCTATCAGTATCAAGCGCGGAAGTAAGGCGCGATTTGATTTTTTCATAGCTTGATTTTGCGCCTGGTTTAAATTCTGTCTCACGAATTACTGGCTTGATAGCGCTAAACCGCCCATCGTCTATAGCTTATTCCATATGCGATTAAACAAAATCAATGTTACGAACCTGCGATTCGGGGATGTTATTCAAAACAGATTCACGAATGTTTTTAAGCCGTGCGGCATTTTCTGAGCGAATAATGTTCAATTCTGCTTCTTCCAACCGCCGTTGCCATAATTCGGTACTAATAATTGGCGTTCCCTCGCGCTGAATTACTACCTCGGTACCTTTATTAAAGCTATATACGTTTTCACGCGCGTTAAATTCCCGCAACTTCTGGGCGTACTGGCGTTTTTCAACGGCGCTCATACCTTTTAGCTCGGCTGCTGGAATAACCGGATTAAAAGCGGCTGAAATTTGCGCATTGATTGCGCCTTTCTGGCGCAAACGGTATAATTTGTTGCGGGCATTCTTTTGCAAGCGCGAAACTTCTTTGTCTATCTCGGTTCGCTTCTTCATTGCCCCTCCTAATCTCCTGCCCCTCCTAGTGAGGGGCATTCTTTTAACAAAAAAGGGCGGCATTTCTGCCGCCCTTAAAGTTTACCGCACTTTAGCCGATAAGCTTAAAAGTAAGCATAGAACCTAGGCGTACTTTACGATTAATAATCTCGATCGTTGCGGGGTTGTCCACATCAATAACTGGGCGAATTGCCTTCAAACGCTGCAATGCCTGATAAAGACCTACCGACTGCGCTTCATACGTTGCGCCGTCTGCGTCAGTGATTACAATATGGGGGCGGTTTTCCAGCTCGCCAGTAAGCTGATTTACCGCTTCAATAGGTTCCACAAGCCATGCCGTCATAACGATAGTTTTGCCCGCAAAGTCAGAAAGCTTATGATCAGACGCAACCCCCGCGTTGAATGCTGCGATCTGCCCCGCTTCGGTGGTAAGATCATATGAAGCGGCAAAACCATAAGATGCGTTACCAGTGGTAGCAATCTCGGTTACTGCGGCGTTTGCAATTTCCATGTTTTCCATTTTTCATTTCTCCTTAATCAATTTCTTTTGAATCAAAACATTTTGCAGACGAATAGAATTCATCTAGCGGCATAACATATACCTTGCTTACCTGCTTAGGGCGTTGGATTGATATATCTTCGCCGAATTCCTTAACAGCTAGGTTGAATATCCGTGCCATACCAGCGGCAGCAGGGTATTCACGCGTGGCAATCTTTTTGCCATTACGGCAAATGTCACAAGTGGTTACATTCTTAGTTCGCCATACGTGCTTAGCCTTTGTTACATGCAATTTTGGTCACCACCTTTTTCTAACTCGGCGCTTTCAAGTTCCTCTATCTCACACGCGAGCCAATCTAGCAAATCGCGCATAGAGTCTATATAGCATCTACCAACATAGCTAGCGCCGTTATCTGCTTCGGCTGCTATCTTGTAGCAATGTAGTTCTTTGCTGTAGTTAACTGATATAGTGGTTACTCGGGTAGCAGATCTGATAGGCATTGACTATTCACCTCGGTATCGATCTTTTTGTCGAGTTCATTTAAATCACCCCTAAAATCAGATAGCTTATACCATTTATTTTTCTGGTCGTATTCAATGTGCTGAAACATAATACACATCAGATCATATGTGTATTCATCAACAATCGCGCTTACATCTTTAGCCATTGCTACCACGCTTCAATAAAACGAACACCTTTAACGGCGCCAAGCATTTTAATTGTTGCGGCATAAATAAGATTAGCAGCAACGCCTAGTGAGACCATTGCCCTAATAAAGGCGTTAATATCTGCCAACATGTCATAATGCAAGCTGCGATAGGTGGGATTAGAAGCGTTATTAACACCAACGTAATCACCGTTAATTTCAATTATAAAACTTCCCGCATTTGTTTCATATTGGCTTGCTGCTTTCATCTTCCTCAATCTCCTTAAATCTTCCGTTCCCTTCCGAACAATTACAATATATCATGCATTGGCGATTTTGTCTACTGCTTTGGTTTAATTTGTTTGTATTTTATTC